AGTTTCTCCTGAAGAGAAGTCCTCAAGTTGCTTTCTTTTGCAATCAAGCAAATATCCCATCAATGGATATGGGAACAGCAACTCAATCGACTTATCTGAGAGATCTTGATATCCCTGGAGATAAAGTTCAGTTTGGGGATTTGACTATTAGATTCTTAGTTGATGAAGATCTCGGCAACTATATGGAGATCCAGAAATGGATACGTGGATTAGGATATCCAGAATCTGAAAAAGACATTCGTGATCTTCAAACACTTGGACCTGGTGATGTTGGATCTCGATATTATAATGAAGGATTAAATTTGTATTCAGATGCGACTCTTCAAATTTTAAGCAACAATCTGGTTCCTAAATTTCAAGTGATGTTTAAAGATGTATTTCCAACTTCCCTTTCAACTGTCACTTTTGATGCAACTGATACAGATATCGAGTACTTTACAGCAGAGGTAACTTTCAAGTATACTATGTACAATATAGTTGACATGAGAAATCGTCCTTTATGATAGATCTTGATAAACTTCAAGAGGCATGGGAAAAAGACTCTAAGATTGACATGGACAATCTTCATACAGAATCTACAAATATTCCATCCCTCCATGCGAAGTATTTTGAAATGTACAACACCATCTTTCTAATGAGGAAGAAGGCAGAGCAACAGAGAAAAAATATTCGACATGAACGATATGAATATTTCAGTGGTAAAGCTGACCCTGATGTATACGTAGAAAATCCTTTTCCAAAGAAAATCCGCGACAAAGATACGATGCAAAAGTATCTTGATGCTGACGAAAAACTGTCTACAGTATGTCTAAAAATTGACTATTACGACACGATGTTAGTATACATTGAGAGCATTCTCAAGCAGATTTCAAATCGCACATATCAAATTAAAAATGCGATAGAGTTTATGAGATTCAACTCAGGTTTAGGATAATGGAAGAAACACCTTACGTTGAAATGGATTTGGATATTGAAGACGTAAGACTTATCTACAAGTCTGTTTGTGTTCATTATGAAAAATGGCCAGGTGGGGATATAGAAGAACAAAAAAGACTTTCATACATGAAAGATTTTCTCTACAGAATTATATTAGAATATAAGTTTGAAATGGAATAGTAATGTTAAAAATTAATGATGTCCTTTCTCAAAAAGAACGGAAAAAATTATTAAATTTATGTAGACCATTAGTTAAAGACACACCAGGATATCCTGCAAAACAATCTGACGAATTTCTGCATTTAAATCCAAACGTAAGAAAATATATTAATATCTTCAATCAAAAAATTTCAGATAGATTGAGTAAACAAATTTACATTCAAAAGGTATGGGTAAATGAAGATAGAGGGTACAAGCGAGATGTTTATTGGCATAATCATTCGTTTGATCTAGCAGCGGTATATTATCTTAAAACAATTCCATTGATTAATAGTGGTACTTTATTTCAAGATAAATTTGTTAGGTGTAAACAAAATAGTATTTTAATATTTCCAGGTCACTTGATACATGGAACTCCTTCGTATCCTTTTCATTGGATAAAAAGATATTCTATAGCAATGGACATAAATATTCACAGATGAATGAATCATCGTGAATAAAACAGACCTCGTTATTTCTAAATCAAACGAAGTATTTTTAAAGATTAATACAGAACCTCATATTGAGTATGAACTTAGAGATCACTTTAAGTTTGAGGTTCCTAATGCAAAATTTATGCCGCAGTATCGTGGTAGGAATTGGAACGGAGAGATTCACCTATACGATATGAGGTCTAAACAGATCTATGTTGGTCTGTTAGATAAAATTGTTAATTTCTGTAAGCAGTACGGATATAGTTATCAATTTGAAAATAATAAATTCTATGGCACTCCATACGAAGAGAATGAACAAATCTCTATGGAAGGTGTCAAAGATTATATGAATTCTATTTGTTCTCACACTCCCAGGAAATACCAAATTGAGGGAGTATACGGCGCTCTAAAGCACAATAGAAAACTATTGATAAGCCCCACTGCTTCTGGCAAATCATTGATGATCTATTCTCTCGTAAGATATTATGTAGACCGAGGAGAAAAAATTCTTTTAGTTGTTCCAACGACATCTCTTGTAGAACAGATGTACAAGGATTTTCTTGATTATGGTTGGGATGCTGACTCATATTGTCACCGTATCTATTCTGGTAAAGAGAAAAGTAATAATGCTCCAGTAACGATTACAACCTGGCAGTCAGTATACAAACTAGAACGGTCTTTCTTTGAAGACTATGGTTGTATTATAGGCGATGAAGCACATTTATTCAAGTCCAAGTCATTGATTAATATCATGACTAAACTTCATCATGCTAAGTATAGATTTGGATTTACTGGAACTTTAGATGGAACTCAAACTCATAAGTGGGTTCTAGAGGGATTGTTTGGTCCATCATATAAAGTTACTAGAACTGATGAGTTGATGAGACAAGGACATTTATCTAAACTTGATATTCAATGTCTTGTTCTTAAACATCCACCTCAGAAATTTGAAACTTACAACGATGAAATAGAATATCTTATCTCACATGAACAAAGAAACCGTTTCATTAAAAACCTTGCATTAGATCTTAAAGGTAACACTCTTGTTCTTTTCGCAAGAGTCGAAGCACATGGACAGGTTCTCTACGATCAGATAAATAATCACAAGCGAGATGACCGTAAGGTATTTTTTGTACATGGCGGTATAGATGCAGAAGAACGGGAGCAAGTAAGAGAAATCACAGAGAAAGAGAACAACGCCGTTATTGTTGCCTCATATGGAACTTTTTCTACAGGTATCAATATTAAAAATCTCCATAATGTCATCTTTGCCTCTCCAAGTAAGTCCAGAATCCGCAATCTTCAGAGTATTGGACGAGTTCTTAGAAAAGGAAAAGACAAAGTAAAGGCAACCCTTTACGATATCTCTGATGATTGTTCAACTAAGTCAAGAAAAAATTACACCCTTAATCATTTCATAGAAAGAATCAAAACTTACAATGAAGAAAATTTTAACTATGAGATAATCACTATCCAATTAAAGGCATGATAGAAGACGATTTTTATGCAACACTAAAATTAAAAACGGGAGAAGAACTCTTTGCTAGAGTTGCTGCTTCAGAAGAAGATGATAGAACTATGTTAATAGTTTCTAATCCAATTATTGTTGATGAAATTAGGACGAAGAATGGTGTTGCTGGTTACAAGGTAGAACCTTGGTTAAAAACAACTACAGAAGATATGTTCATAATTAATTTAGAAGATATTCTTACTTTGTCAGAATCATCAGATATAGAAATGATTATGATGTATCAAGATTACGTAAGATCTTCTGATAAAACCACCCGTAATGAATCTAAAATCAATCGTAGAATGGGTAGAATTGGTAACGTCAATGACGTAAAAGAAATTCTAGAAAAGATCTTTAAGAGTAGTAATTAATATCTAAGCCTTCCTTATCAACCTCCACAAAGGTATTCTACTGTGTTTCCGGTACTTGTCAAGTGTTTGTGGAAATGATATAATTGATAGATAATTATGATATAAACTTATGATAAGACCTATGGCGAAAAGAAAAAGATCAGAACATTACGTAAACAACAAAGAGTTTCTCGCTGCTCTTATCAAGTACCGTGAAGACAAAGAAATTGCATTGGCAAAGGGTCTTCCCAAACCTCCCATTCCACGTTATATTGGTGAGTGTTTCTTGAAGATCGCAAATCACTTGTCCTTCAAGCCCAACTTTGTTAACTACATGTTCAAGGAGGACATGATTTCTGATGGAATCGAAAATTGCGTTCAGTACATACATAATTTTAATCCTGAGAAATCCCAAAATCCTTTTGCTTACTTTACGCAGATCATTCATTATGCGTTTCTCCGCAGGATCCAAAGAGAGAAGCGTCAACTAGAAATTAAGAACAAGATTATCGAACGATCTGGTTACAGTGAGGTGTTTGACGATAACAACACCCTTGACGGATCGAACTATTCCGACTACAATAGCATCAAAGATGCTGTTCACTCCAAACTTCGCTATAATTAATGAAAGTAGCAATCATCACTGACCAGCACTTTGGTGCTCGTAAAAACTCTAAGTTGTTTCATGACTACTTTCTGAAGTTTTACAATGATATCTTTTTTCCTTATCTGAAGGAGAATGGTATATCTGTGGTGGTTGATATGGGAGATACCTTTGACAGTCGTAAGGTATTTGACTTTTCCTCTCTTGCTTGGGCAAAAGATAATTATTATGATCGTCTCAAGGATATGGGAATCCAAGTCCATACGATTGTGGGAAATCATACAGCATACTATAAGAATACGAACGAAGTAAATGCAGTAGACTTACTTCTTCGTGAATATGATAATGTAAAGGTTTACTCTGAGGCAACTGAAGTTAAATTGGATAAACTAAACGTAATGTTTATTCCATGGATTAATAAAGAAAATGAGGAAAGCACTTTCAAACTTATTAAAAGTTCAAATTGCAAGGTCGCGATGGGGCACCTTGAGCTCAACGGATTTAGAGCTCATCGAGGCTGCATCATGGATCATGGTCATGCGAGCGAACTATATTCGGAGTACACCAAGGTCTTCAGCGGTCACTATCACACTAGATCGGATGATGGAAGGATCTACTACCTGGGAAATCCGTACGAAATGTTCTGGAACGATGCCGGTGATCGGAGAGGATTCACCATCTTTGACACAAAAACTCTTGAACATTTTCACGTAGATAATCCTTATAAACTTTTTTGCAATATTTACTATGAAGATACTCCACATCAACTTTTTGATGCAAGTCAGTATGAAAATAAAATTGTAAAAGTGATTGTTCGTAAGAAAACAGATACAAAAAACTTTGAAAAATTTGTTGATAAAATCTATGCTGCTGGTGTTGCAGACCTGAAGGTAGTTGAGAGTTTTGTTATTGAAGAGTCTGAAGAGTTTGAGGTCTTTGAGTCTGAAGATACTCTATCAATCTTAGATAGA